AATACAAGGTGGCGGAAAGTCAGTTGAAGTTCCAATCTATGCGGCAGTTTCTGCGGCCGCAGTATCGGAAGCATCTGATTTATCTAACACAGCAATCAACCCAACTTCTGTAACTATTACAGCATCAGAAAATGGAATAATGACTACTCTTACAGATTTAGCAAGAAACTCTGCACCAAGAAATGTTGCGGCAGATATTGGTAAATTATTTGGAGAAGCGATTGCAAAAAAAATAGACACAGACTTAACAGCATTATTTGATGGTTTTAGTACAGCAGTAGGTTCAGGCTCAACAGCTTTAACTGCGGCTTTAGTATTTCAATCAATCGCAAATGTAAGAAATGCTGGAGTTTCAATGGATGGTGTATCAGCAGTTTTACATCCTATGGTAGCCTATGACTTAAAAGCTAATTTGACTAATACTTTTGCAAATGCAAATGGTAATGATTTAGCAAATGAAGCATTAAGAAATGGTTTTGTTGGAAGATTAGGTGGAGTTCCTATCTATGAAACAACAAACATAGATAATGATGGAACGGCTGGAGACTATAAACAAGGTGTATTCCATAGAGACGCATTAGGTCTAGCTATGATGCAAGACTTGAAAATCGAAACTCAAAGAGATGCTTCTCTTAGAGCAGATGAGATTGTTGCAACAGCAGTATATGGTGTCGGAGAATTAAACGATACTTATGGTGTTGAGTTACACTCTGATTCATCAATCCAATAATAATTGGATACTTTGTGAGGGTGGGAAACTACCCTCACATTTAATAAAGGAGAATTTATGGACATTAAATTAACAAATGGCACAAAGACAATTACAAGATCAAAAGAGCAATACGAAGCTAATAAAAATCATTTTCAAATAAGAGGTTATGCTCCTATTGATTCAATAAAAAAAGAAATTAAAAAATCTAAAATAAGTGATATTGTAGATAAAGTAGTACAATTAAAACCAAAAAAAAAGACAAGGAAAAAGAAATGAATGATATAAAAAAATATTGGAAAATGGCAAAAGATAATCCTAAAGTAACTGCTGGTGTTATTATTGCTATTGTAATTATTATTAGTTTGGTAGGTTAATATGGCAAACTTTACAGGTGCAAATGTTTGTGATGTTGTTGAAATAGAAACATATCAACCAGATGTTTTTGGATTCGGTATTGCATCAAACGACTCTAAAGTTTCATACTACATTACTCAAACAACAAACGATATTTTAAGACAATTAAGAATAGAGTGGTGGTCTGTATATAAAACAAATGTATATACAGATATTACAGTTCTTAATACTGCTGAAATGGTTAATACAAAAGTTAATTTAGATCAGTTCACAAGAGCGGGTGTATATTTATTTTTATCAAGATATTTTTTACCATCATTATCTAAGTTTAGACCTGAGACAGAAAAAGATAGATTTGAAAGAATGGGTGAACACTATGCTTCAGAATATAACAAAGAATGGAGAGCAATTTTAGAAGATGGTGTTGAATATGATAGCGATGCTGGTGGAACAATCTCTACAAGTGAAAGAGAGCCTTTGCATGGCTTACGAAGATTAAATAGGTAATGGCTTTAGATTTAAAGATTAAAACTAACGCAAAACAAATATCAAAAAGATACGACAGACTTCAAAGTAAATTTCCAAGAATATTTGATAAAGGATTATTACAAGCTGGATTTCATTTACTTGATATTATAAGAACTAAAACAGCCAAAGGTATAGATTTTAGAGATGTGCCTTTTGCTACTTATTCTGATTCTTACAGAAAACAATTACAAAGAGAGGGAAAACCATTAAAGGTAGATTTATTTTATTCAGGAAGAATGTTAGGAGCATTAACTCCATCTGGTAGAACTATTAAAAAAACAGGTAGAGGTAAAGTTTCAGTTGGATTTAGTAATGCACAAATGAGACAAAGAGCATTATTTAATCAAGTATTAAATGAGCCAAAAAGAGAATTTTTTGGGTTTAACAATAGAACAGAAAAGATTATAAGTAAGCAATTCAACAGATTTGTAGAAAAAGAATTAAGAAAGTTTAGAATATGAGTGTAAGAGAAAATATTGCATCAAATTTACTATCAACCATTTCAGGTATTAGTAGCCCAATAACAATTAAAAAAGCTACTAGACAACCTTTTCAATTAGACGAATTATCAGAACAACAATATCCAGCAGTAATAGTTCAAACATCTGAAGAAACTAGAGAAGATCAAGAATTAGGAAGTGGTGCTAAAACTAGAATAGGAACTATTGACTTTGCTATACTTGGTTTTGTAAAAGGTGCTGAATCAAATATAGATACATTAAGAAATCAACTTATTACAGCTATTGAAACAGCCTTAGAATCTGATATTACAAGAAGTAGTAACGCACTTGATACTGAAGTTACAAGTGTTGAAACAGACGAGGGTACACTATTTCCTATTGGTGGTATAAGAATGGTTGTTAGATGTACTTATGAGTTCCAAGCTGGAACTCCATAAACAAGGAGAAGATATGGCAAATAAAGATAAAATTATAGATAAGATAGAAAAGAAAATAGACAGCATTGAAAAGTTACATGACAAAGAATCAATGATGTGTGAAGAAGTTAAAGATTTACTTGCTGATTTAAGAGACCAAGAAGAAGATGAAAAATGGGAAGATGACTCAGAAGAAGATTTTGACGAAGATAATGATGACGAAGATATTGACGAAGAAGAAGAAAACTAATAAAAGGACTTATGGCTAAAGACATTAAATTATATAAAGATGGGAATGAGATAAGTATTAACGAAACTCAGCTTGATAATTTTTTAGATTTAGGCTGGAAGCAAGAAAAACAAGAAAAACAAACAAGCAAAAAGGAAAATAAAAAATGGCAACACACTTCGGAAAAGAAGGAGTCGTAACTGCTGGTGGAACAGGAATTGGCGAACTAACAGGTTACACACTTGAAACAACTGCTGATGTTGTAGAGGATACTCAGTTATCAGATGCCGCAAAAACATTTGTAGCTGGAAGAACATCGTTTTCAGGAACTTTAGAAATGAGTTATGATGAAACTGATTCTCCACAACAAACATTAACTGCTGGAACTTCTATATCTTTTATATTAGCACCAGAGGGTAATTCTTCAGGGGATGAGACTTTTACAGGCACAGGAATTGTTACAGGTATGAGTGTAAATGTTACATTAGATGGAATAACTACTAGATCAGTTACATTTCAAGGTACAGGAACATTAACAAGAGGAACTGCTTAATATTAATTTATGTCAGTTATAGATAGAGTTAAGACTCATTTTGAGACTCTGCAAACTATTACTATTGAAGTTCCTGAATGGAAAGACGAGCATGGTAACCCATCTGTTTTTTATTCAGAGCCATTAACATTAGAGCAAAAAAATATTATTTTTAAAAAATCAAGTAACTTTCAAGATTTGACAGTTCTTGTTGATTTATTGATGATGAAGTTATTAATAAAGAATGACAAAGGAGATTTAGTTAAAGCTTTTGAACCATTTGATAAAATTGCTTTAAGAAAAAAAGCAGACTCAAATATTATTGCAACAATAGCAAATAAAATACTTTTAGACACCTCATTAGAGGAAGCCGAAAAAAAGTAAATAGCGACCCTGAAATAAGGTCGCTTTTAGCAGTAGCAGACAGACTCCACATTACAATTCAAGAAGTTCTTAATATGCCTTTAAGCCATTATAATCTTTGGTTAGCTTACTTGAAAAAAGAGCAAGATGAGTATAAAAAGCAAACACAACTAGCTGAAGCAAGGAAATATAAATAATGGCAAATCAAAGACTACTTATTGACATAATTGCAAATGATAAAACAAAACAAGCCTTAGGTGGTTTGCAAAAAGGACTTGCTAGAGTTAAACAATCTGTATTTAATTTAAGAAACGCATTTATAGGTCTTGGTGCTGGGGTAGTTATTAAAGGATTTATAGATGCTGGAATACAAATAGAAAATCTTGAAGTACAATTAAACGCATTATTTGGCTCTGCTAGAGAGGGAAAAAAAGCATTAAAAGAAGTAACAGACTTTGCATCAGGCACACCATTTGAACTTAAAAATATTCAACAAGGTATTACAGCTTTAGCAACTATCAGAAAACAAGCAGAAAAAAATGGAGTTTCTTTTCAAGAACTTTTAAAAATTACAGGTAATACAGCAACAGTATTAGGTGGAGACTTTGCACTAGCATCTCTACAAATCCAAAGATCATTTAGTGCTGGTATATCTAGTGCTGAACTCTTTAGAGAAAGAGGTGTTAAAGCTATGGCTGGATTCAAAGAGGGAGTTAGCATCAATGCAAATGAATCAATCAAAGGATTAGCAAAAGCATTTGGTACAGGTGGAGAGTTTGGATCT